TTCTGCCGTCTACGTCGCTTGGCACTTTTAGATTGCCCCTGTCCAGGCAACCCCTGTATGGGCACTGCTTTGGGTCCGGGTTTTCCTTTGGGTGGCATCTTAATAGATTTGGCCTCCTCCTACCTCCCTATGCACAGGGCGGCGGTATAGCGGGGGATTGCGACCTATTTCAGGCTGTGTTGCAGTATGCGAACACCCTGCCGTCCCGCTTGAAATGCGCTCAGGCTTCGTCGTCCCCATCACTCTCGTCACGCTGGCCAACATAGCGCGGTCTGCGGGCGGGATTGTTGATAGGGTCGTACCAACCCAAGAGCGCACGAACGGGCCTGTCTTCCGCCAACGTGTGCGTGGCAGCTTCCCGAAGTTCGGAATCCTGCCCCAACCACTCGTCGACGAAATCCTCCCAGTGCCTGGAGTAAGGTGTGCCATCAGGACGCAAGCGCCGCCCATCGATATGGCCAAGTCGCAAATACTCGGCCATATGTCGCTGCGCTGCGCGAACGTCGAACTGCACACCAAAGCCCCCGGCATCATCGAGTAGCTGTTGGATCTCCGGCACATACAGCTGCCCGCGCAAGTGCCACACAAACTGGTGCGGCAAAGTGCCAACTAATGCATCTGCAAGCACTTGCTGGTCAACCGATTTGTCCTCGGAAATGAACTTGGCACAAATACGGGAAACCTTGATAAGGGGCATCCACACGAAATCATCAACATAGACCAGGCATCGGGAAATGATCGGCGGGGCAGTGATGAGCTTGTCTTGAAAGTCATGCCCATCCTGCCACCGCACAATACCCTCAACCCGATATGCCCAAGGCCAATCGCTGAAGCACGCGAGGTACTTGCCTCCGTTAACAGGGCTACACTCACCGGCTGGCACGTGCACGTCCAAGACGGCGCACGCGTAGTCAGTGAGGGCCCAAATACGGGAGTCGTCCCCACAAAGCTCAATCCGGAAATGCCACTGTAGCATAGTGTTGTACGCCGCGACAAATTGACTTCCGCCAACGTCTGTGGCGTACTTCGGCCAACGCTGCATGTGGCACCACGTACTGGACGGTAAATCCGAAAGGTCCGTAAAATGGTCGAGCTCACTCCCTTCAACGGCCATCCGGTCGACACACGGGAACACCTCCTGGAACTCCGGGTGCTCATGGAACTCTTGGTCAATGACACGACGCATGAGGCAATAGTTCTGCACCACCGCCAAGCCGACAGTGTTGAGCCAAAGGGTATTAGGGAAGCCACTAGGGTTCCCACGATCCTTCAGCACAACACTGCCGTCCGTCATCACGAGGATGCTGTTCATAGTGCACTCAAGCGCAAACTCCAGAAAAGCCAAAGGGACGCCAGGAGCAAGAGCAGGGAGGTACTTCAAGAAGAAAAAACGGAGGAGCCTACGAGGAAAACGCCGGTCGAACCCGGTCATGTCCAGGGCTACGCACGCCTTCGCACGTTTGTAGTCCCAAGCTCGATCAAGGTCGACAGGCTGCCCAAAGTCTTCGCCGGCCAATACATACGGGCTGTTGGCCAGCCAGTTAGTATTGGCTTCCTCCATGTAGTACCTCCATAACAGCTTGAACTCAAAAGTAGGGGCCTGAACAGACCGGCCCTGCTCAACTTTCTTCAAGCTGTAGCGATCTTTCTTGCCAATGACGGACCACCGGCGGCAGTTTTCAAGCACATCCTCCCCGTCCCAAAGCGTGCGAGGCCTGCCAGAATGCAAGCCGCGCTCAGGGTCGAGACGGTGCCAAGAAC